CTATTCTCCACGGATGGCTGTTGCTGATGACAACATCGACCTCAAACTTGTTACCCTGTCAGGTGGCGCAGTTACTACGGGTAAACTCCGTATCTGGGCTGTCCTCATGGACTGCAATGACGAAGGTGACTTGACTGCTCAAGAAGTAGCACGTGACGTTATCTAACTGACATAGTATTGGGGCAGGGCAACTTGCCCCTTTACTTTCTTTTTTTATAAGGATGCACGATGGCATATACTTACCTAGACATTACAAATGAGGTACTTGCTCGTATGAACGAGGTAGCCCTTACTGCATCTAATTTTACTGCAGCTAGAGGTTTTCAAGTACAATGTCAAAATGCTGTCAACGATGCTATCAACTATATTAATCAACGTGAGTTTGGCTGGCCCTTTACACACGCTACTGAAACGCAGACATTAGTAGCTGGTCAAACACGTTATACTATTCCAACGGATACACAGTCAATAGACTATGACACATTTAGAATTAGTAAAGATGATACTCTGGGTGTATCAGGGATTACACTACGTATTTTAGACTACAAAGAATATACACAAAAATATATTGACCAAGAAACTACATCTGATGTAGGTGCAGTTCCTATCTACGTATTTCGCACACCAGATAATAACTACGGCTTGTACCCGTATCCTGATAAAGCATACGAACTAAAGTATGAATACTATAAAAAGCCTACTCCATTGTCAGCAGCAACAGATGCACCAACTGTACCTGAACAGTACCGACAGGTAATTGTAGATGGTGCAACTGCATACGCTTATCAGTATCGTGGAGAGGCACAGCAGTATGGCATCAACTTTGCACGTTTTGAGGAAGGTATTAAGCAGATGCAGACAATCTTGCTTAACCGTGCTGACTACATTAGGTCTACGTATATTCCATACTCACAAAGGTACGGTGCTGGCGCGGGTGGATTTTAGAGGTTTAAATGGCAGATGAATCTGGCCTCAGTCCTTATGTGTTTGCTTGTGAAGGTGGGTTAGTTCTTGACCAGCCAACCTTTAAGATGCAACCCGGCATGGCACTTGAACTAGAAAACTTTGAACCTGATGTACGTGGTGGTTACCGCCGTATCAATGGCTACATCAAATGGAACAGCAATATTGTTCCTCAAACATCTAGTTCATCTGAAGCGGTACTTATGTCTGCTTTCTTTCCCGGCAATAATAAAGTAATTGCTGCACGTGGAGAAAAAGTATTTGAGGCTGGTACATCAGGTAGTTGGACAGAGATTGACACAGGACGTACTAATGCAAATAGGTATACGTTCTTTAGATATAATCTAGCTGGCACTGACCATATTATCTGGGCTGATGGTGCAAACCACGCAACAAAATATGATGGCACAACTGTAACAGACATTAACGCAACAGGCGCACCATCCAATCCAAAGTTTGTTGTAGGTTATAAAAATGCTATGTTCTTTGCGGGGCATAGTGCCAATAAAGAAGAAATTGTATTTACAGCACCTTTTACTGACAATGACTTTAACACAGCCAATGGCGCAGGTGCCATACGGGTAGACAGCACAATCACTGGATTGTTTCCGTTTCGTGATGAACTGTACATCTTCTGTGAAGAACGCATTTTTAGACTTATAGGCAACACTGTTGCAGACTTTCAGATGCAACCTGTTACTAGAGACATTGGTTGTCTAAATAACTTTACCATCCAAGAACTAGCTGGTGATATTATTTTTCTTGGGCGGGATGGACTTAGAACAGTAGCCGCGACTGAACGTATTAATGACGTTGAACTTGGCACAATTACAGCACCCGTTAAGGAATTGTTTGATGGTGTCACAGACGTAGACGAGTTTGTAAGCGTGGTTGTACCCGGCAAAACACAGTATCGTCTGTTCAGGGTTAATAGGTCAGAAGATACACAGGCTACAACAAAAGGTGTTATTGCTGTACGTAAACAACAAGGTTACGAGTTTGCTACAACTATAGGCATACAGCCAGCTTGTACAGATTATAATACAGTACAGGGTGACATTTTTGTACTGCACGGTGGCTACGATGGTTATATCTATCGCCAAGAACAGGGTAACACATTTGATGGCACTACAATTATAGGCCGTTATCGTTCACCTGATATGACTATGGGAGATGCTGGCATACGTAAAAACTTTCAGCGAGTAATTATTAACTACGCACCTACAGGCGCACTTAACTCTGATTTGTTTCTACGATATGACTATGAATCTCCAGATGCAGCAAGACCTGATGCATACCCGTTTGACAGTTCAACAGTAGTGGCATTGTATGGAACGTCAGTATACGGAACAGCAACATACGGTGGTCAGTCAAACCCATTGGTACGACAGCCAGTAGAAGGTAGCGGTTTTGCTGTAGCAATGCGGGTGGTGGATAATGATATATCACTACCGTACACACTAAAAGGTTTTCAGCTAGAATTTGACGCAGGAGCAAGAAGGTAATGGCAGGTTACGTAAGACAATCCACATACACTGACGGTGACGTTATTACCGCAGCACAAAGTAACAACGAGTTTAATCAGTTACTTGCTGCTTTTGTAAATACCACTGGTCACAAACATGACGGCACTGCCGCTGAAGGCCCAGTAATCGGATTGATTGGTGACCCCGGTGTTGCCACACCACTTAACAAAGTCGTAGTTAGTGATACAAACAATCGCATTGGTGTGTTCGTAGATGTAGGTGGCAGTTCAACAGAACAGATACGCTTTCAAGATGGTGCCATTGTTCCTGTCACAGACAACGACATTGACTTAGGTGCATCCGGCACAGAGTTTAAAGACCTGTTTATTGATGGCACAGCCAATATTGATGCACTTATAGCTGACACTGCTGATATCAATGGCGGTACAATTGATGGCGTCACTATCGGTGGTGCATCAGCGGGTGCGATTACGGCTACCAGCTTGGTGGCTACTACTGCCGATATCAACGGTGGTACAGTAGACGGTGCAGTAATTGGTGGGGCATCTGCCGCTGCCATTACAGGTACAACAATCGTAGCTAACACCAGTATTAATATTGCAGGTGATGGGGCGACTGTCACAGGCATTAAAGATGAAGACGACATGTCTTCCAATAGTGCGACTAAACTCGCCACGCAACAATCTATTAAGGCTTATGTAGATGCCCAAGTCACAGCGCAAGACCTCGACTTCCAAGCCGACAGTGGTGGTGTTCTCTCTATCGACCTTGACAGCGAGACTTTCACGCTTACAGGCGGTACTGGTATTGATACTTCTGGTTCAGGTAACGCTGTTACTTTTGCTATTGACTCAACTGTAACCACACTCGCTGGAACACAGACACTTACCAACAAGACGCTTACAACGCCCGTCATCTCCTCTATCAGTAACTCAGGTACTCTTACCTTACCCACAAGCACAGACACGCTTGTAGGCCGTGCTACGACTGATACACTTACCAATAAAACTCTTACAAGCCCAACTATTACTACTGGCGTACTTAATGGTGCAGTCAGCGGTACGTCTATCAAAGATGAAGATGATATGTCATCTGACAGCGCAAGCCATCTGGCTACGCAGCAGTCTATTAAAGCATATGTAGATAGCCAAGTAACTGCACAGGACTTTGACTTTTCTGGTGACAGTGGTGGCGCACAGAGTGTAGACCTTGATAGTCAGTCAATGACATTCACAGGTGGCACAGGTATTGATACAACAGGGTCATCACAGACAATGACCTTTGCTATTGATAGCACTGTAGCGACACTGACAGGCTCACAAACTCTTACAAATAAAACCTTGACAAGTCCTGTGCTGAACAGTACAATAAGTGGAACTTCCATTAAAGATGAAGACGATATGTCTTCTAACAGTGCCGACCATCTTGCTACACAACAGTCAATCAAAGCCTATGTAGATACACAAGTAGCCACTGTACCTGTCGGTGACATTACATCTGTAGTTGCTGGTTCTGGTATGACAGGTGGTGGTACATCTGGTGATGTAACACTGAATGTGATTGGTGGTACAGGTATTACTGCTAATGCTGATGAGATTACCATTGACAGTACAGTAACAACACTTACAGGTACACAGACACTTACAAATAAAACCCTGACTAGCCCCACTATTAATGGTGGCTCACTGTCAAGCACAGTCACGGGTACTACGCAATCTGCTGGCACAAGCAATACAACAATTGCTACAACAGCCTTTGCTGTCACAGAAGCTAACAATGCCGCTGTAGCAATGGCGATTGCACTTGGATAATATGCTTGACAAATCAGTATGATTGTGGTATAATTATACATAATTGGAGAAATAAATGGCAAACTCATTTAAACTGGTGACAGACACTGGAGTAGGCACTTCCGCTGCCACGGTTCATACTGGTGCTGGTTCTACCGAAACAACAATCATTGGCATGTCGATTGCTAACATACACACTGCACAAATTGAGGTAGATGTACAGCTTGAGAACAATGACGGTGACAATATCTATATTATAAAGGATGCACCTATTCCTGTGGGTAGCAGCCTTGTTGTTGTGGGCGGTGAACAGAAAGTAGTTATGAACGCAAGTGATGTCTTGAAAGTTACGTCAAATGTCGCATCTAGCGCAGACGTTGCTTTGTCTATTCTTGAAATTACGTAAGGAATAATCATGGGTTATATCGGCGCAGGTATATCAAGATTTAACACAGCAGATGAACTGACTGTCACTGGTGATGCCACTATTGACACCACTACGCTTGTTGTAGATTCGACTAACAATCGGGTGGGGGTTAAAGTTGCACCTGAACGTGACTTGCACGTTAAAGGCGCGTCAGGTGACCCTGTGCATTTCAAGCTAGAAGGCGACCCCGCTGACTATGCCCGTATTATGTTCGATGACGGTACTACTGACAATATAGGCGAGTTGCGCTACAACTTTGGTAGCGATTATATGTCGTTTAATACTAACTCCGCTGAACGTATGCGACTGGATGCGTCAGGTAATCTGCTGGTTGGCAAGACGGCTGAAGGAGTCGGCAACATAGGCTTTCAGGCACGGCCTGATGGCTTTTTGGCTG